GAGATGTCCGACCATGAGCGCGTTTGGGGCAGAGCCGCACAGCGACAATTGACATGGCTATCCATGCCCTCGTCGAGCGTATGGAATGAGCCATCCATGAACACACAGGCGGCACAGGAGTTCGCGCCGTCTGCTGACCATATCCAGCCCTCCACAACGTTGCTGTTGGCGTTGTAGGACGCCAACGCCGCATCACGGTAGGCGCCTAACATCTCCGTGCGGGCAATGGTGAGCGCACGATTGCGGCTGATGCCAAGCGCCTGCGCGAGCATCGTCTGCACGGCGCGCGGGTGCTGCCCGGTGGCAATCGCCGTGAGCAGCGCCTTACGCGCCGCCGTGGCTGCCTCAGCGCCGAAGCCCTGGAAGAGCGTGGCGAGCGGCTGGCCATTGCTGGCGCGGCCAATCAACGCGGCGATGGCGTCCGGATTCGGACGGCCTAGCCCCAGATGCATCGCCAGCACGGTCGCCTGTACCGGTGAGAGCGCCGCGCGGGTCAGGGTGATGGCGTCCTGCGCGCCGAGGTGTGCGCCGGTGTTTTGCGCGTGCGTCACCAGCGCCGACGCCTGCTCCGCATAGCGGTTGACGGCGTTCTTGATGCTGCGGTCAATCTCGGCGATCTTGACCTCGTTGTTGCTCACCCAGGTCATCGGCAGACGCGCCGAGGGGTCGTCAAGATGCGAGCGCAGCGCCGCCACGTCCATCGCATAGCCGTCAATGAGCGCCTGGAACTGCGGGCGTAGCCGCGCGGGGACATCCGCCCAGGCGTGGCGCAGTTCGTACTCGGTCTGACTGACGAGCTGGTCAAGCGCCGCACGCTGCGCCTTTTGGAGCGATGCGAGCGCAGCGCGATACTCGCGTGCGGTGGTTGGCCCTGGCATGGCGTGTTATCCCTGCCCTAGTCCTGTGCGTCGGCTGGCTGATCTGGCTGCTGCTGACTCTGTGACGCTGGCGCGGCGGGCGGTAGGGCGGGCTGCGCGGGGTTGGCAGGCGGTAGTCCCTGCCCACGACTGAACGCCGTTACCTGCGCCTGTTGTTCGTCCGCCTGCATATCCGCTAGCGCGTCGGGGTCAAAACCCAGGTATTGCCAGATCATCTTCTGTGGCACGCCGACCTGGCTGTAGGCAAGCGCCGCCTGCGCCGCCAACTGGTCATCCACCGGGAGCAGGTCAATCCAGTGCAGTGTGACTTCGATGCCCTGCCCGAATCCACCAATCCACAAGAGCCGCTGGCACAGCTCCTCAACCAGGTGGCCGTAGAGCAGTCGCTTGGCCTCGGTCTTCTCAATCAGTGCTTCCAGTAGCATGCGGATGGTGGCGCCACTGATGGCGCCGCGTGGCAGATCAACCAGACGACCCAGCGCCACGGATGGCACGCGGCTCAACTCATCCATGCTGACACGCAGATCAGAGGCAAAGTCCATAGACGACTTCAGGTCGCTGTGCATCTCCAGATTGCCAATCTCGGATTGCACATTGGGCAACGTGATGATGTTGTCCACGCTCATGTCCAACTCACTCGCACGCACACCCTTGGCCCAGGTCTTCGGGTGGGCGTGATATTTCAGGATGCGCGCAATGTTGGACTGCGTGAAGTTCAGCGCCTTGTTGAGCGCGATGATGTCCGGCGTCACATCCGGCGCGCCCCAAAACTCGTTGGGATTAGGAAGGTTCTGATTGTGCAGGATCGGCGGGAACGGATACGGCCAGATGCTCTGGCCAGTCGGCGTCCAGAAAGCGCTATCGGTGGCACGCAGGTAGTCGGTGATGTGCCACGTATCGTCGCGGTCGTAGCCGGTCACGCTCTTGGATGCCAAGCCATCCGGGTCAACACGTTCGATGATCTTGCGCCGCCAGCCGGTCGCGCTACCCGCGACGATGCGGTACTCGATGATGTAGCGTTCCACCAGGTCAACATCGTCTGGCGCGGTCTGCACACAGACGGTGGCGGGGTCGAGCAGCGTCAGACGCGGGTAGTCCATGCCTTGCGGATTGGCGAGTGGCCTATCCGGATGCATGAGCAAGAAGGGCATTCCACAGATGGCGCCATTGGCGGCGAATTTCTGCATCAGCAGATAGAAATGGTTCGCCTTCAGGCAGGTGTCGAGCCAGTCCTGCGCCCGCGCCGTCTGCGGGTCGGCCTCCGTCGCGCCTTGCCCCGTCGCGCTCTCGGACTGCGTGCCACTGTTCTGCGTGATGCGGATGGTGACGGGCTTGCCGAAGAGCCACGACACGCCTTTGTCCACCATCGGCGCGATGCGGTTGGTTTTGACGTTATCGTTGACCTGATTGCGCGGCACTTTCAGCGGATCAGGCAGTTGGCCGCGATAGGCTTGCCACGCCTCCACCATCGCCTGTGCGCGGGCCGTATCTTCGGTCGTGCGCGCGAACGGGTCGTTAGCGCCGACGGGGATACGCTGTGGGCTGCTCAGTCCACTGGTGAGCGCCGTATCCTCATTGGCGCTGGCCAGCCCGCTTTGCATGGCAGCCTGCGCAGCCGTGGGGATAGAAGGGATGACACCAGGCATACTCATTGGCGGCTCATCCTCTCACAGACGTATCATGAAAGCGCGCAGCGTTAGAATGTGGCATCGGAAGGAGTGAATGCTATGACACATACCAGTGAGATGCGGGTAGGCGACCGCGTGTGCTTCGTCTCGCCAGATTTCCCCGACATCGTGGGGAAGATAGGTGTCGTCATTCGCCTGAGCCGTAACGGGGGTGAGTGGCCAGCGGTACTCGTACAATTGGATAATGACCGCCGTTGGGTACAAGGCCCAGGCGTGCTGGAGCCGGTCGCCAAATAGCGCATTCCAGGGGTTACAGTAAATCGAGCGGGTCAAGGCGGGCGTGCTGGCGTGGGCCGCGCTGCGGCGCATTCTCCAGCCAACGCGGCGTACCGAGGTCGGCGAGACGACAGGCGATCTGCGCGGCGGCGGTGGCCATCTGCTCACGCACGGACACGCGCCGCGTGCGGTTGAGGGTGAAGGTCACGGTCTGTGGCAAGTCGAGATGCAGCGTCGGCTTACTGACGATCAGCAGGAAGTAGAATGACGCGCCATCTTTGGCCAATGTGAAGTCGCTGGTTGAGGTCGCCAGTCCAGTGAGCAGGTCACACAGGCCGCGTCCCCAGGCCAGCAGGCTCGTCTCTGGCGGCTCCTCACGGCTGCGATGCGCCAGCACCGTCGATTCAGGCGAGCGCCGTAAGTCACCCAGGCCAGAACCAAACACCGCTTCAATCGCCATGTGTTCTGCTCTCCGTACTTCTAGCCGTACAAGACCGGGCCATACTCCACGCGCGTCGGGTGTAAATCCAGCGCGGCACAGAGATAGCGGCACGCATCCATGCCATCGTCGTGCTCTTTCAGTGGCTCGTCACTGGGCTGGCCATCCGTGCCACGCCGCCACACGTAGCTTTCGACTTCCTCTGCCGTACACGTCGGCGCGCGGCGCTCCTGTAGCAGCGGGTCACGTTCGATGACGCTATCGCGCAAGAGCATCAGACGCGGCTTGCCATCACCGGCCATCCGCATGCGCGCCGCGACCGCCTGGATGCCTTGCCGCACCTCTTTGTGCGCGGGGGTGATGGCGCAGCCGAGGTAGCGCGCCAACTGCGCGCGGCCTTCGGCGTCTTCCGGATCGGCGATCACCTGGTAGGGCAGTGGGTCACTATCGGGTAGTGGCGCGGTCAGTCGCCCGTTGACCACACTCCAGCGCGCCGCCGTGAGGATGTCCTGCGCATGCGTCTGAATCAGACGATTCGTCATGTAGACTTCGCGGTAGAGGTAGAGTCGCCCATCGGGGTCACGCGCCCACCACTGGCACACAAACGGATGATTGAAGCCGAAGTCAATCGAGAGGTAACGCGGCCACTGACGCGGTAGCTCCCAGCGCCCCGTCGTCGCGTTGCGCGTCTCCACGGCGGCGCGGTCAAGCAGGTTATGCGCCGCGTCCCACACATCGGCGTAGACCATGCCTTCACTGGCAGCCCAAAAGCCTTTGCGCAAGCGCAGGTAGCGCACGCCCGTCAGCCGATCCAGCGTCGCCAGATAGGAGACGCCATCCGGCGTGTACGTCGCTGTCTCAGCGTCGTAGATGGCCGGGTTGTCCTCATGCGTCGAGACGAGCAGCGTCAATTGTCCGACATCGGCGCGCAGTTTGAGCCAGTGGGTCGGCGCCTGCGGGTTGCAATCACCCATCAGTTGCGTGAAGCCGAGCGGCTTCGGCCTGCCGGGGCGGTTCGTGCGGGACAGCAGAGCTTCCCAATCACGCAGGTCAAGCTCGGTACACTCCGCCACATAGATCAGGTCGTACTCGGCGCTCATGACCTTCATGGCATTGTCAAGACCGCCGACGGTCAGGGTTGAGCCGTTGGGGTAGAGGTATTGCGCCGGGCGCTTCTTGGTATCGCCCATGAACACGACGCCATCCCACTCTGGGTGGACTTGCTCATCAAACGTGATGACGGCGGTGGCTTTGAGCGAGGCATAGGTTTTGCGCAGCATCAGCGCGCGGAGCTGCGGCGTCGTGGCGAGGCGGTAGTGGAGCAGTTCCAGGCAGCCGCGTGTCTTGCCGGTGCCCGCCGCGCCCGCAATCACGACCTCAGCATCGGTACAATCCCACAGCGCCGAGATGGCGCCCTGCGTCGTGAGCGTGATCAGTCGCTCATCATCAGGTGATGCGGCGAGCGGGCTAGCGGCGCACATACTCACGTCTCACGTTCGTTTGCTGTATCGCGCTCGGCTGCATATCCAGTCCGAGCAGCGCGGCGCGGCGTTCCATGATCTTGAGGCAGCGATCCACGCTCCACGTATCGCCGCCGAGCGCCTTGGGGGCCATCGCGCGGTAGAGGTCGTTCAGCCGCTCGATTTCCAGGCGGCGCACGTCATCGGCTGGCTCTTGCAGTGTGCGGGCGAGTTCACGCTGGATGGCGTTGTAGGCGGCGGTGCGGGAGCCGTAGCCACACTGGTGCGCGATGGCGTCATAGGTCACGCCCGCTTTCCGCAAGTCCAGCGCGCGACGGACGCGTTCAGCGGCATTGGCGTCACGGTTCATGCCTTTGCCGCTACTCATGGCGTTATACCCTTTGTGTTATCATCAGCAGCGCCGTGTGTCGCGCGCCAGTCATCGAGCAGGCCGCGTAGGCGTGGGCTTCTTACTTCCGGCGCGACCTGTGCCAGCGTCATGCCGTATTCCTGTGGCCCTTGCGCGCTGAGTGCCGCGAGGTCTATACCGGGCTTGAGCCGTAGCGGGGTGTCGAACTTCTTCCAGTTCACGACATGCTGCGGGCGGTTGAAGCGGCGATCTACGGTCACGACACCGGGCCACATACGCTCCAGGGCGCGGGCCATCTTCAGGCGTCCATCACCCTGATAGAGCTGCGCGCTATTGCCGCCCTTGACCTTCATAGTGGCGATCTTCTTCGCAAGGAATGTATTGAGCAGGACGGTACACCAGCCATTCGCTAGGACTTGCAGGCAGAGGTCGGTATCTTCGTTGTAGCGGCCGCGCCAGCGATACGGGAGGTCGGTACGAATGAGATTGCAGGAATAGACATGGCAATTGACCTGAACGGGCAGGAAACGCTCGCCATCTGGCACGAACATATTGTAGTTCAGGCCCGATATGGCGACGTTCTCATAGCGATCGCTGAAGTCCTCGCAGATGCGTAAGGCGATGCCTGGGTCACAATAGACACGCTTCGCCTGGTAGCGTCGTACGAAGTGGCGAATGTTATCATCTATCACCCAGTGTCGCGCTGCGCCTTGCGCCTGTGCGTGTTCCCAAATGAAGTTACGCGCCGGGATGCTGCCGAGTCCGAGATCATGGAAGGGGAGTACCAGTAATCGGTCGCGTCCGAAACGGGCGGCGTAGGCATCCGCTTCAGGCGGCTCTATGACA